CAGAGGAGATATCTCCTCTGGTATAGTATTAGACTATAAAGGTTCACCTAATGGAGGATAAGATTCATTAGAAGGTTTCTCAGTACTGATACTAGATTCAACCCAATCTAAAGTAACTAACATGCCTCTTGCTAAAATTTTCTCAACTTCAACAATTTCATTATATCCATCATTACTGAAATAATTAAGATTACTGAAATAGTCGTCAAATAAATAAAGTTGATCGTCATATCTTATTTCATTAATCCATCCAACTAATTCAAAGAAGCTATTTTTACTCTTAAAATACTGACTTGCTTTAATGAATTCGTTAACTAAAGATAATACTTTCTTAATATCTTTACAACCTTCCATAAAATTCTGTCTTAGTTTCACTTCGTTAGATAATGTACATCTCTCGATAACTAAATTAGCTCTATCATTAACAGTAAAGATATAATTTCCATCAAAGTAGAATTCAGTACGATATCCATTATCCTCAAAATCATAATTTTCTGATAAACTCAGATTCTTCTCACAACGTTTAAATAACTTGCTCTTAGACCATAAAGAGTTTTCATACTGCACTGAACGTGGAAATCGAGGAACATCATCTTCTGAAAGTTTATCTTGATTAGCAATTAACTTCTTAGAACGATCTAAGATATCTTTGACTACGGTTTTATCATATTGTTGAATCAATAAAGGATAATTAGATGATAGGGTAATAAGATTTAAGATATCAGTATATTTTGCTAATGGTTGATTGGTGTAAAAGTATTTACGATAACTGTCTGAATAATTTACTTCTGGTTTACTATATTCAGTAACTTTATCAGAAACTTCTTTATAACGTTTTTGTAATTTATCTAATAATTCATCTACTGTTTTGAGACTACTATACGTAATCGATAAATCCTTCGTTGGATACTTCACTGTCTTCTTTATAACTATCAATCAAGTATTCCATTAGTTGATAAATAGATTTAGCTAATGAATAGAAGAAATCATCTAATCCTAATAAATCATGCCCAAACCCATAAATATCATTGCAGAATATTTCAACATCTGTATTTTTAGTTTTTTCTTCTAATTCTTCTTGCAATTTAGAATCTACTAAAAATTCTAATCTAAAACCAAGTACTGCAACTGATCTTAAGTCAATGATTTGATTAACGAATGTTTCGATCAGTGGAATAAAACGCTCTACATTTTTAGCTGAAGCGATTTCTTTCTCTTTTAGATTATTATCTACTTCAGCATGATTACCCCATCTCCAATTCCCATCGTATTCGTCAAATAGAATAACACCACGATTAAATCCGATATAAACATCTGAAGATAATGTTTTACGTTTACCAACAGTGATATAGGGTTTATTAATGAAATAACTTTTCAATAGTTTAATATCATCTTGACTAGGGAAGAATAAATCTAAATGATCGATACTCTTTCCATTTCTAACGAATTTTGTTAATTCATCTAAACGTTTAGCTGTATTAGTTTGAAGTTGTTCAACAAATTTAGCATAGGCTAAGAATTTAGGGATGTCTTTAACAGTTTTATCGAGAAGTTTATAAACCACATCTTCCCCATTGTTTCCTTTACCAATAAACAATGTATCGTAGTTACCTGCTTTTAATTTACGTGGTTTAACTGTATTAGATTTAACTATTGATTTTAATTCATTTAATTGTTCTTCTAAAGATTCCTTAATTTTAGTTGGGTCAAACTTGCGTTTCTTAGTAACTTCTTTTTGAATATTTGGATTCTTTTTGAACAATGCTTTAATCGTATCAAATATACCCTCATTCGATACATTTGCTTTATTCTTATATTTATCAATAAGACTCATAATCTTTTTTATACCTTATATTAAAAATAGTTTATAAACATAAGAAATTCAAACATATGGAGGTAAGGATGTCCTTACCTCCACTGTAAAACTAATTAACTTTCTTTCTTAGAAGATTTCTTCTTCGTATCAGAAGCATCGTTATTATCACGATCCTTTAATCGTGCTTTTACATCAGATGCTAAGAGATAGATTTCAGCACCTTCCTCTAATTGATTTAATTCTACTTCAGTTAAGATACCTTGATAACACTGGCGATGAACTACATTACTCCATTTCTCAACACCTTTTAAATAGGATTTCGCCATATCGAGTCTCGCATATTTACCTGCAGTAGGTGTATGGAATAAGAAGATCGATAAATCGCTAATTTGAATAGATTTATATTTTCCACCAAACGCAATCATGGAACCAGCAGAACTACATTCCCCTTCAACAATCAAATGGACATTCCCTGCACAGGTATTAATCGCATTTAATATTTGAACCATATTAAACAGATTTCCACCAGGACTATTTAAATGCAAATAAATTTCATCATAACCAGAAGCATTATTAAATAAATGTAATGCTGGGAAATACCATTTAGACTCTTCACTAACATCACCATTTAAATAAAAATGAGTAATCTTACCACCAGTTAGAATCTCATTGAAATGATCTTCTCTGGAGTATTCTTGATCTTCATTTTGGTTACATGAAACTACTTGATTTTCTAACATTTTGTTTTTTCTTTACTATAGTGAGTTTAAAATAAACATAATCAAAACATCATTAGTAAGAATAAACTCAGATCATCAGACATATATCCTAGGTTTTTACACCTAGGATATAGACTAATTTAAACTAACACTATCGTAATAAACTCAAATAAACTTAAATCCTATCAATATAAGAATCAACCAATATGGCGAACACGATTAATCTACATATTCATCTTTTCTTATTATTAATACTCTTTAATATCTATAAACCTTTTCTAAAACTATCTCTATCATTTAGATCAAAGCAATAATGAGTTCTGTTGTTCAGAACAACCCTACTGACTCTCTTCCATAAGGTTAGTTTCGCTATTGTAACTCTTTCATCTATCTGATTTCAATTATTCTATCAAAGTATTCGGTCTAGTAAGATAAACCTACTAGACCTTTTTATTTATAAACTTATTCTTCGTTTATTAACCACGACTGATTATGGACGTGCTGGAGCAGTTACAGTAACTGGTTTTTTACCGTCTTTATCAGTGTGTTTTGGTGCTGGTAAACCGTTACCGATGTAAGATGCATCTTCAGCTGTTACTGCACGAGTATTCAATACAGTAGCTTCACCAGTGACTTCTTCGATACCAGTGATGTTCAACACTACGATGATCGGAGTATTTACTACGTGTGCGTAACGTGGGTGTACCAAGTGTTGTTGGAATGTTGCTGCACCGATAGTACGTTGAGCAGAAACCATCAACTCAGAAGTCCATAAGAAGGTACCGAATGAGAATGGATCTGGACCTTCTTGTGAGTTATCACGAGTTAAGGTCATAATAGCTTTACCACGCATATATTTGTTCGCAGTAGAAACTACTTTGTGTTGCACACGGCCAGCAAATAAACGTTCGTCACCTTGGATTGCAAAGTATTGTGGTAAACGTTGGTCAGTACCGATCACTGCAGTGATTTGACCTGGGTTACCGCCAGTCATTTGTTCTACTACAGGGATGTAGTTAGTGATGGCTAATACACGACCTAAGATTTCGTTTACTTTAGTAGAGATACCACCTTGAATATCTGGTAAACGATTTGCAGAAGAAACACTGTTGATCATATCCGGTAAGTGAAGAGTTTCTTCGATATAGCACGGTTGTAAGAAGTGACGACCGATACCTGGGATAGCATCACGATCCACTGCAGAGATGTAGTGAGATTTAGAAGTTACTGATTTCAATACTTCAGCAAAGTTAAGGATAGTTTTAACACCATCGTTATTTGCTTGAATACGTGCTGCGTTAATCAAAGATTTGATATCTGGGTTTTCTTTATCACCACCAACGATAGGTTTGATGATAGAGATTGGTGCACGTAGTGGGATCACAAATTGTTCAGAAACTACATCGCTATCGATCATACGACCACGAGTACGTAAGTTGAAGTTAGTACGGCGAGTTTCCAAGTCATAACCGATTACACGTACTTTAGTGTCATCTTCTTCTAATTTAAGTGCTGCCAATAATGGTTTTAAGGTAGCATCATCAAGAGCAACTTCTACACCATCTTTGAATGCATGAGATACAGTAACATTGGCTGCAGAAAGATCTACGTTACCAGAATCTACACGAAGTTCACCGAATAAACGAACACGGAAATAAACTTCATAACCAGCATCATAAATTGGTTTTAAGGTAGCATTTTCAGTACCATCTACGTTACGGATATCTTTGGTGACTAAGAAACCATTGGAGTTGAAGTTCAACGCCATACCACGGAAGTTACCTTCAGGTGATTTATAGAAACCAGTACCCATTAGGGAGTTTACATCCCATTTAACAGCGGTATCACCAATTTTGAAGTAAACGGTTTTCAATGCTGCGCGGCTATCTAAGCTATCTTTCTCATCCATTAAACCGTTAGCGATTAATTCAGGAATAGAAGATAATTTCAATAGGTTGTGAGATTTACCAATTTTCAATGGTGCTGTCAATAATTCAACATCATCGATTTTCACTTTCTTCGGTGTAACCAAAGTATCATCTACGAAAGCAGCTTTATTGTTAGTTGCGCTACCACCAGTACCAAAAGTCATTACCGCAGGAATGATATCAGTTGCGTTAGATTCTAACACTTCTGGGTGAATCAAGGCATCGATTAATGGTTGTTTACTAAAACGAGCAGGACCTACTTTAGTTGGATCGTGTTCTTCACCATTCCATACTTGTTCGATACGCATTTCAATACGATAACCCACTTCATCTGGAGTAACTGTTAACGGTTTGAAGAATGCGGCGTTGAATTCGTCTTGACGAGATGCCAATACGTTGAACACGATAGAATAGTTGATGAATTTATTTAATTCTTTTTCATCAAAAGATTCAGTAGAGATTTGACCTGCATCTAATGCGGCACCATCCCACAAAGATTCCATAGAGGTAGAGATCGGACCACTAAGATTGATCTTAGTTTGGTCTTGCATATATTTACCAGGATTTGCACTGGCAGCAGCAACGATCGCACCTGCTTTAACTTGGTGTGGAGCAAGGTTTTCACCAAGGACATGAGATTCATTAGATACCACATTACGTACGACTTCTTCTAATTGAGTCATAGAGTTATCTAATTCATTTTGATCGTTTACACTGATCGCTGCACTTTCCATGGAAAGTAATTCTACGGTACGTTTGTCGTTAAACAAATGACCTTTATTCGCGGATAAAGATTGTGTTTCGAATTCTGAGACTAAGTTCTCAAGTGCTACAGCAACTTGATCCTTAGGTTTGTTGAAATTAGCCATTTAGCTGTCTTCCTTTTAATTTTCTTCTTTTGTTTACGTAAACATTTTATTGAAAAATAAAACGCAGTTAAGTTTTGCATATTTAAGAAAGATTTTTCCTAAATATTTATTTTTAGTTGCATTTCTGTAAGTACATAATGTATTTAATAAAATACAAAAAATAATGACAGAAAATAATAGTATAGCTATCCTTCTTAAGATAGCTATACTAAAGAATGATTAATTTAACTTAGTCAGATAATACATGACTTTATGCTTTTTCAATTCAGAGAATCCAAGCATATCAAATAATTGATGTTGGAATTTCAAACGACGCTTTTCTAGGATCTCAGATTGAATAGTAATATCATTTTCATCTGAGATATTAGCATCATAGAAAATAATAACATTTTCATTGACACTACGATAAGCTTCATCTGTACCATGGATATCATATTGAGTAAAGATATCGTAAGTGATAGGTGGTTTTTCTTCAAACTGATTCTTTTGTAAATACTGACTGTATTTCTTTTCCATATTTCTCATCCAAGATATGTTCTTAGGATGTGTAAGGACATTAAATAAATCATTATCAGTCATAAATTTTACCAATGAGGGATCACTGGTTTGTTTATATATAAAGAAGAATACATCTTCTAATGGAAGGACTTTTGCGAGTTGTTCAAATTGCCATACATTATTAATATCAACTCCTAGTTTATCATGGGAGAGATGTTGGTTAAATAATGAGGGAATATAAACACAGTAAACATCCTGAATATATTTATCAGACATAGTTGATACCTTAGAACGTTCTTAAGATTTTTATTTTAATTAAAACATATTAATTTTCATACCAGGAGTATATATGGATTTTCGCATTTTGTTGATACAATCAATTGCGTTATTGTTTTGGGAGAATCAGATAGAAAATCATGGGTTAGATAGTCGTGATTTAGTGAGGAAGTTAATTAATGAACTTCCTGATTTAAATAACTTTGCAGGTACAGATGAAGATAGAGATAATTTAATATCATTAAAAGAAATTGCATTTAGTTTAGTCCAAGGGACTACTTCAACTAAACAAGATACCATATTACAAAGAGTCAAATTAGGGATTAAGAAAGATCCTGAGTTAAGAAAAGATGTTGAAGAGTTGATTAGCGGGGATACGAATAATCCTGATTTAATTTTAGATAAGATTGAAAATATTCGTGGTGAGTTGAATCGGTATACTAGAGAGAAATCCTTTAAAGAAACCATTAAACAAATTGCTCAGAAAACTATCTACGCAAATAGAAGTATCGATATTGCTAAAACCGCGATGGAAGCAATTACCGCATTAGAGAGTTTTACGTTAAATACTAATGATCCCGATAACGATCCATCGATTAATGATTCTGCTAATTTTAATGATCCAGAACAAGTCGCCAAGATCTTCGCTAAAGTACAAGATGATGTCAATCCAGATAGTGTGATGAAAACAGGATGGCAAGGCTTTAATCGCATGTTAGGTGAAACTGCTGGTCTACGTCGAGGTTCCATGTATGCTGTAGGCGCTATGCCTTATAATGGTAAGTCTTTAGTGACGATGGATATTTGTACCCATATCGGAAGATTCAATACTCCCTTTCTAATAGATCAAACCAAAATCCCTACGATAGTACATTTTAGTACTGAGAACGATTTACCCTTAAACTTTAGATTACTTTATAAACGTTTAAGAGAAGAAGAAACTCAAGCTGAAGTGGATATGTTAGGAATCGAACCTACTGCGATGGCGAACTATCTTATTAATAAACTCGAGTCAACGGGTTACCATTATGAGTTTTACTATCTTAATAGTTCAATTACAAACTGGCGTAAGATTACTGAGATACTATTACAGCTAGAGAGTAAAGGACATGAAGTACATCTTTGTGCAATTGACTATTTAGCCATGTTAGATTATAGTGACTTACCAGGTGGTAATGAAGCAACTCAAATCCAATTATTGTTTAACCGTATTCGCTCATTCTGTAACCCACGTCAGATTGCAACGATTATTCCTCATCAGGTAAGTACCGAAGCTGTTGTGTTAAAACGTCAAGGCGCAGATGACTTCGTTAAACAAATTGCAGGTAAACGTTTCTGGGCAAGATGTCGTTCGATCGATATGGAAGTTGACTGCGAGATCATGTTAAACGTAGAGAAAGATAGTCAGAAGAATAGTTATATGGCGTTTGGACGTGGTAAAGATAGAAACAGTGCATCTACACCAGTAGATGATCAATTCTTCTTTATTCCATTTTCAAAATATGGTGGACTACTACCTGATATTAATGGTAAGGATAGCAGTAAGAGATCAATTCGTGATACTGGTTTTGAAACAACTGATCCTGATGATTGGACACTACAATCTAATGGAGATAGTGAATTCTAAAATCAAAAAAAAAATGAATAAACATACTCGTAGGGATATCCCTACG